ACGTGCCTTAGCCTCTTCAAGACCTTTAGCTTCATTACGCTTTAAATCAGCAAGCGTTACACGCTTAGGAGCTTTTGCTTCTGGCTTAGATGCTGTTTTAACTGCTGGCTTATCTGCTGGTTTGGTCGCAGTAGATGTAGCTGGTTTAGCGCTTGGCTTATTTGCATTCCAGTTCTTGCGCTGTTCTGGTGTCATCTTTGCCCATGCTGCTTTATTAGCAGCAGACTTAGTTGACTTTGCTACCTTCTTTGGAGTTTCAGTGGTTGCTTTAGCTGCTTCTGCTACAGTTTTAGCAGGCTTAGCTTTAGCTTTCTTTGGAGCAACCTTCTTGGTTGCTTCTTTCTTTACGATTGACTTTTTAGGTGCTTCTGCTTCCGCAGGAGTAGCCTTCTTGCCACCGTATTCACCAAACTCTTCACGCATTGATTCGCGGAACTTCTCAAGTTCTGCTGTGCGACGTGCTTTAAACTCAGAATTGCTGAGATATGCGTTCTTGCCAAGCTCAGACTTAGCAGTCTTTCTTACTTCATCAGCAATTTGCTTGTCTTCCAAGCTAATCTTTAGCTTAGGGTCACGTTTTGTTGCTTGCTTCTTACCAGGAAATGCTGCTTTAGCAGCAGGTTTGGCAGCCTGTTTTGCCTGCCGATACTTTCGTGTGGTTGCCTTCTTGGCTGCCATAGTTATTCCTTACTTAAGCTTGTTCTTGCTACCCTTGATGGTCTTAGGTGCCTTTGGCTGTTGAACCTGACCTAGACCGACACCCTTGCCTGCTGGCTTCTTGCCCATGATTGCTGAGCCTGTTGGTGCCTTTGCCATCTTTCCTTGCTTTCCGAACATTTTTTCTCCTTGTTATGCTGGTATTTGACGAGTTACTCTTGCTGCTAGGTTGGGATTACCTCCACCAGTTAGACCTGCAAGAAGTTCTTGCATTGGTGGTCGTTCTTGTGGGAAGTTTGGCATTGCGCCACCCATACCCTGTTCAGGACCTGCGCCCATTTCTGGTGCTCCTGGCATCTGAGGTTGTGTTGGTGCTGGTTCTGGCTTGAACGCTTTAGCAACCGCGTCTTCTAGCGGTGTACCTTTCTTGCGTTCATCAATAACTGCAGCCATCTTTTCAACAATCTTCATTGGGTCTTGACCTTGCATGACCATTTGTGGAATTGCTTGAGCCATTGATGCAACAGACGCCTTAAGGGAGTCACGCATCTCTTCAATGTCAATTGCTCGCTCTTCTTCTCCAGCATTGAGCGAAATCGGTAGATTGCGACGTAGCATTCCGCGTGAGATTAGCTTGTCGCCACGTGCTTGCAGACCCCATACGAGTGCTCGGTTAGGGTCTAGACCTGCCATTAGTCCGTATTCAACTGTAACTCCGTAGTTACCATTGATGTCAGCTGATGGCTTGTACTTTAACTTGTATGGAACTCCATTTGCTGTAGCAGATACTTCACGTGTTACTTCTGGGAAGAACGCTTCATCTGTAGCAAGTGCAAGTGAAATTGCTTGACCAATTGCTTCGCCAAGCACTGACTGAATAACTTTAATTTGTGAATCGAATCCAGCCATAAGTGCCTTAACACCTTGACCAGTAACGATAGAACCTTCAGCTTGACCTGCACGAGCTTGTGGGAAGCGAGTGCCAAGCTTCATTTCATCTGCTAAAACATTATTCTCAGCAAAAGCGAATTGAGGTACGTCCAGATTGATACGACGAATTTTCTCAGGGGAGTTAGAACGAATAACTGAATCAGGACCAACGGAAAGCTGAGTAACGTCAGTAGGCAAAGCAAGGGGAGCTTCGACAGATTTTTGAACAGCTTCCATCGTAAGGAGCGCGAGGCGAGCTTTAGCTGCGTAGACTGGCAGCACATCGTCGAATGAGCCCCTGACTTCTCCATCGAGCGAAGGACGCTGAGCAATTGCGACAGGGACCTTGCCAATCTTATTTGTCGTCTGAGCAAGAACAATTCCTCCACGTTCTGGAATGAACATGATAGTTTGTTTCTTATCCGTCCAACGTACAACTTCAAGAAGTTGATTGGTGTCTCCACGAGAGAACGCTCCCACCTGTAAAATTTGATTTGCGTACTCAGGGAACTGAGCTGCTAAATCTCCCGCCTTACGATAGTAAGAGCGAGCATAAACTTGGACTTCTCCAAATCTGTCGACGTCATAATAAGCACCCATGGAGTTCTCAACATGGATATGTGGACGTCGTTCTTTAAAGTTAGGTTCCACACGGAATACAACGAATCCGTATGTACCTAACTGGTCTGCGCCACGCAGTAGTTCCGTACCAAGTCGTGATGAAGCTACGTAGTAATTACAAATCTTCGTACGCTTGTCAGCTTTGGTACGCTGGGAATCATCGAGAGATGAATCTCCAGCAGCAGTAATGGTAGGTAGAACACCAGCTTGCTCAGATACATCACGAGCTACAACGTCAATAAGGTTAGCAATGATTGGTCGTGACCAAGTTCCTTCTGGGAACAAACCTTTAAACACTTGGTCTGCGTTGCCAGCACGAACCAATGCAACCTCGCGCATGCGCTTATCGCGCTCGGAGTTTCTAGCTTTTAATTGTTCAAAAGCTTGTACAAGTTCTTTCATGGAATCACAATCTCGCTATTCGCTGCGCTGCAGCTAAGTCATCTAAGTTGATGATGTACCTTGACTCAATCTCTGCACGAGGTGTGAATTCGTTTTTGAGGAAGTTAGGTACATTTGCTGAAGTAAGTAGAACATCACGGGCTACGATTTCACAGAACCATAACGCCATAACGGCGTCCATCTTTAGTCGCTTGCCCTGTACTCCTGGCTGCCAGGTTACAAGTTGTTCTATTAACTTTTTGATATGTTCATTTCTTGAAGAATCAGGCAGTTCAATCATGTTATCGTCTGCATGTTTCAAGTTGTTATTGTTGCCGTCTCGCTTAACTACGGTTCCAAATAACGGAGCCAGAGAGGCTACGCCGAACTCTGGGTCTTGCTTGTTATTACCTGTGTAATGTGGTCGGTAATTAATACCACGTGTGGCGAGGAAGTTTCGAATTTCCTCGTCCTGTGTTAAGAAAAGCTGAAATGCATTTGACTCAACAATGACCGTATGCGGTTTATACGCATCGGTCCATTCTTTTATCAAGGAGCGAATTGCTGCAGGTGTGGGGCTGCTCATGACGTGAACGTCCATGACATAGCGCTTGTGTGTTCTGCGGTCAACTGCGTAAGCTACAGCTGCGGTGTCTCCTGACATCGCTGGGTCTATACCGATAATGCGATAGAAGTTCTGTGCATTATCAGGATGTCCCGCTGCGCCTGCAACCAAAGCACCCGATTTTCTCATTCCGTTGACTGCGCCTCTGACGCATGTCGGGTCGAAGATTGCATTCTCCGCGATATCGAGGTTCTGATAAACCAAGGACCACTTGGAAGGACCAGCCTCGTTGCGAACCGCCGTTAAGCGTTCGCCTGTCCATCGGTCAAAGTAACCATTCTCGTCAGGCACGTCAGTGTCTGTGAGGGGTTGCTCAGATTTAGCCCAAAGGGTTTTCCAATCCTTTGGATTGTCAGCGTATTCAAGTACTGCTGGCATGGACAAATATGACCACGGAAGGACGCCATCCGTGTAATGCTGTGGGTTACGAAGTTCTTTATATAAGTCAACTGCTGATACGCGAGTACCAACAACAAGAAGCTGCCCACCACCTGGTGGGAGGCGGGAGGCAACTTCCTGTCGAATCCATTCTTGCTGCTTAGCCCATTCATTGGCGTTCGACAACGTCACCACGTCGTCTAGGACGATTAAGTCTGCACGTGCTCCATAGACTTGACCGCCCATACCGATAGCTTCGACGGTTGGGTCTTTAGCGTCGTTGTCGCGGATATCTCCGCCAAGGTAAATCTTGTTAGCCGACCACTGGTCGGCGGTTGCTTTGTAACCATCTGCTGGTCCGAAAGCTGCCTGTAGGTCAGCGTACCGAGGATGTGTCAGTCGCTGCTTGATAGCGTAAAGAAACTTCTTAGCCTGCTCTTGGGTTTTCGAAATTACGATAACCGAGATGTTAGGGTTCTTGACGATACGGTAGGTCACGTAGTTAATCGTGATGGTCATGGTCTTGGCGTGGTTTGGTGGGACGTTTACCAACAAACGTGACAGACCGC